CGAAGACTCGAAGAAATCCACATCGTCATCGGATGCTTCTTGTGCGCGGGTTTGTACCCACGTTGTGAACCACTTTTTGTATACGGTGCATAGTCTCGGACATGTTGTTCCTGACCCGCGTAATACCACGCAGTGTATAGCATCTGTGCAATTTCTAACTGAATTTTGACCACATGTTGATCACAGGAAAGTTCTGCAATCTCTTCCGGAATCAACGAAAGAAAGAAAATGTTCATCTTATTTTTAGTTAAAATGTTTTTCGACTTAAGTACACTTAAAAAATTTAGACTCATTCATGACAATGCACGCGTTAGCAGCTCTTTTAATGGCACCGGCCGGTGCTTTAAATAGACGATTTAAGAGAAATAGGGCATCTTTCTTAGCAGAACCACCCCCACCCACTGACACCGTCGAATCATGGGACTACGGTGCATACTCCGTGAAAGCGACGGTTGAAACCCACGACGAACACGGTGAACTCGATAAGACTTTCATTGGGTATAGCCAAAATATGGATATCACCGAACGTACAACTATAGCGTGTGATAGATATAAGACCCATGGTACAACCTGCGGAGAAGTTCAGATGGTGATCAAGGGAGGAGAATGTGACGAAGTTATTTTCATGAAACTAAAAAACAATATCACTCTAATTCGTCTTCTATGACAATGGGTGGAGCTTCAGCCCAATCGAGTGGTTCTAGAAAATCTGCTACAAATGCGTTATCTTTTATTTCTTTTATCTGTACAATTCTACAATCCTGTGGAGTCATGATAGGTTTCATTTTACTGGGTTCAATTACAATAACGGGTTTACATAACAATGCAAGCATCTTTTATTTATTATGAAAATAATATACACGTATATAAATGGCGATAGCAAATACGGTCATAGGTGTTGGTAACGTAGCAGGCCGATGGTTAGCATTTTGGAATTTTTTGAAATCGTTATTTTTCGGACTTATATTTTTTATAATAGGTTTGTTCCTTGTACGTAAAAAGAACAAATATTCTAAGAAGGTTACAGGGGTAGTAAAAAAATCTTCATGCGCCAAGGTTAAACACAAAAATAAAGACGGATGGGATTGTGAATTCGAGTATGAATATAAAGTAGACGGGAATTTATACGAAGGTACTAAGACCAACAAGGGTAGGACAAAGTTTGTTGTAGGAGATACTGTCACCGTATCTTACAATCCATTAGATCCCGAAGACCATGATATAAACGTAATGTCTGGATTTATGATAGGTGTAATATTTATCGTTTTCGGACTTATTATCCCCGGTGTATCGGGTCTGATATGGATGTTCACTAAATCGACCAAGGGTGCGGGTACCGCATTTTTAGGAACTCAAGTATTTACGGGAATTCAACCTAGATTACAGGCTAATAAATAATTAAGGAAGCCCATGAGCATTGCAGCTCCTCGAAAAGTAATCTTAATGTATTGTATATGAACATTACACAGGAATCATTTCTCAGGGGCTTGGGTATTTTTATTGGGACATTTTTTACAACGGGGTGGGCTATAAAAAGTAAATTAGGTAACGACGAATTTTACGTGATTCTTGCTATAGTTGCGGGGGTAGTCCTCGCGCATTTAAAATACAAATGAAACATTAAAGCTTTTAGAAAAATAAATCGAAAAGTATACATGGGAAATGAGCGACATGTCGTCGTAGAATCACCTGATGGAAATATTTTTATAGGTGTGAATCCAGACATAGAAGCTCCCCCGGTTATTGAACCTCAACCCCAACAACGTCCACATATGCAAATTTACGTCATGTATCACGAGGTTACTCGTGTGGTTTTATGGATGTTTTTGTGGTTTGGTGTGTTTGGGTTGATGACTCGTAGGTCAGTGATAGACATACTGAATATAACGTTTCTGGCAGCTACGTTATTTTCAGTGCATTCGGAAAAGATTGAGAGTCGGCCGTTTGTGATGTTACACGCTTTTTATTGTTTTGGACTCGTACCTATAGCCGCTGTATTAGACCTGTGGTGGGATGTTGGTTATTTATTTGCGCTGGGTATTCATCTTATAATCACTATATATTGGTCTAAATTGGACATACGAGAGATTAATTAAAAATGGGACGTTAAACGCCTTTATTCTTTTTAATATTCTCTTCGGCTTCTTTATCGTCGTCGTTTATATTATAATAATGTCTATGTATCCATAAATTGCATATCCATTTTTCACCCGATTTAACAGGCATTCCCGCGTGGAGTGCTTTCTCAGTATGTAAACCCCAGTCATTTAACGTATTAAATAATAACACGTCACCTTGATTCAATTTATAGACTTTATTAAGATTGGGAAATTCTGTACCCCCTCCAGTATAGTTATCATTAAGAGCGATGATAGCTGTAAATACTCGTGGGTTCTTTTCGTTTTCAAACGCGTCGTGATGAAGTGAGTAAAATCCCCCTGGTTTATATTTAAGAACCTGTAAATGTTCGGAGTTTTTAAACGGTCTATCGGTCATTGATACACATTCATCCATAACCTGTCGTACAAGTGGTGATTTATATGGGCTTAACCACGAAGTTTCACTTTTACGAATATCATTATCTACTTCCATTCCCCACGATACAGTTGATGGTTCTAACCTTTTGGAAGCCATCTGTATTATGCGTTCACATTGTTCACGTGTAAATACATTTTTTATGACCCTGGGTTCTTTGTACTTCGGTCTGAGAAGTATTACCAATATGATAACCGCTATTAATACAAATACTATCATCTAATTGTAATCAAGATTATATTATGTGGAGTTCTGCATATATACCTTTTTCGAATTCGCTCGAACACGGCATTCGTGTAAGCCGTGATTTCTCGTATTTCATTTAGAATGTTATTTTCTTCATCTTTGTTTATAACGTATTGTCTAAGAAGATCTCCTACAGTGTCTATATACAACTGTAGTATATCCCTAATGTCGTATACCTTTGCGTTTGATTTATCTCTTCTCTGAAGTTCTCGTTTTAAATGTTCTTCGGATATTTCCTTTAACAAATATCGCATACGAAGATGTCTATTATCTTCGTATATAAATGCGTATCTATATATTAAAAGGTATTCTAAATGTATGACTTCTAGTGACACGTTTAATATGTTCCGCGACGCCTTTATATTTTTTAGTTCGGTATGTGTAGGCCTCCCTCCACAAGGAATATCACCGTGTTCTCTTGATCGCTTTTTGAATTCAAAATAATGAGGGTTGTGTATTCTACCAGTCTCCAGTCTCCCAGTTCTCCAATCGAACGCGACGTGACATTGTGTACACCACATTTGAGCACACCCCTCGATTTTGGAAATGGGTACATTGCATTTAGGACATGGTTTCGTGTCTCGTTTAAGTAATTTAATCGTCTTTACAGTATCCTTGTTACATTTATGGTTTGATTCCAATGCGCAGTGACATTTTTCACAAAATACCTGTTTGCATATTCCGCATTTCCAATCTTCACATAAAAACCCCCTACAATTCTCTGATGGACATTTTTGTGCTATTTTATGATATGCATCTCCTTCCAAGGTAGGTTCTGTAGACGTCAATACACGTAACGTTTCGTATATATCTACAATACATTCTCTTAAAATTCCGTCCAAATGTGGTATAACGTTCGGTGATATTTCATTAGAGTGGTTACGTAGGTTAGTTAATATGTATACCATATACAAATATGATACACGAAGACTTCGTTTTTCCAATTCTCTTACTACGTAAGGTTGTGTTTCGGGCATGCGAGCTAATTCTCTCTGTAAAAGGATATATTCTCTATGGCGTCTATAGTCCCTGTTTCTAAAAATTGAAGAACAGTAGTTATCTACAAATTCTCGGTTATATTCATGTTTACATTTCATACAATGAGGTTCTTCCGTGGTACTGAGTAAATATTTCTGGTTACACGCACGGCACGATATTAAATCACAAAAAGGGCATTCAACCTTTTTGTGATTTGAGTTGTTTAATCTTTCACAACACACTTCACAACATTCCATATATAAAGAACGAGGATTTTCTTTAATACTTCTTTTTACTGGTCATACCTTTCATAAACGATTTAACCCATGATTTACTTACTCGATTTTTCTTACTAACCGGTTTTACTGATCCACTTTTTCTAGTAGGTTTTGTCGATCTAGTCATACCCGGTACAGTCGCGGATTTGGTGAGAAGTGGCTTTTTATTATTGGGTTTAGGAGGAGACGGTGGTTTAGGAGGAGACGGAGGTTTGGGGGGTTTGGGGGGAAGTGGTGGTTTAGTCGCACCAACACGAACAACACCGGGCCTCATTTTAGGTTTACCCAGTTGCTTACCCGCTTCCAGAATTTTTTTCGCTCGGTTCATGGCCGCCTTTCTTTGACTGGCGGTCGTTTGGTTATTCCTGGGAGGTGTACTATTTCTACGTAAGATCGGTGTAGGAATGCTCGGTGTTCTAGCCGCGGGTAAATCGACGCGTGGTGCCCGGATTCCGGTTAAGAATGGATGCTTCAATACCTTTTCAAAAGTCGGTAAATCCTTATTTCTGGAATTATTCGCCGTACCGCGTAATCTATAATTTTTCAGTTTACTCGACCTATACCCAATATAATCCCGTGTGAACAGGGTTCCGACGAAAACCTTTGCAGCGACACGGGGTCCGTGATCCGGTACCATCGGTTGTTTTCGTGCCGATATGGCGAGTTCGTTATACATGCTATTAAGGAAAAAGTGTAAATCGTAATACTTATTAGAATTCCTATGAATACCTATATTGTGATAGCGTTTCGTATTGACGAGAGGATTCGGTATACCCGGGAAAGACGAAAATCCAAAATCGATCATCACCAATTCAAGTCCACCGTTATCGATTGTGTATTTGACCTCGTCAACTTCTACAGATATGTTCTTCTTTGTGACAGGTCGAACGAGAATATTATCCGTGTGTAAGTCGTGGTGACGAAATGTGGGAAACTTCTTATGAATCCTATACAGATTGTAGGACACTTGAACGATGATCGACTTTAACTGAACGAGGCTAAGATCTCGTCGAGTTCTTATATATTCTCTTAATGAAACGCCGTTAACATACTCGAAATATAGTATATCCTTTCTAATATTAGGACCATTACCCTCTATGGGACACTTAACATACTTGTATACTTTCGGAATATCAAAATCTTTGAGCTTTTTAGCAATTTTGTATTCCATCTCAGCGAGATCACCGAGTTGTGGTTCAGATCTAGGAACTTTCATTTCCTTCAATGCTACAAATTTCCTAGATTTACCCGTTAATTTGGCCCGGCGCACGTTACCATATGCACCCGACCGTTTCCAGGATTGGTTAACAGTTATATGGTTCATGGG